TGGCCTATATTAATATTTTTTCTCCATATTCCATTTCCTCCAACATCTTCCATTGGTATGTCAGTCCAACCAGTTACGCTGGTTTGGATGAATACTTGCATTTGATCTGGGTTGGGGATGTTAAGTTGTTCAGTATCTAATCTAAAGGTAACTGGGGATGTTTCTTGGGCTACGTTTAAAAAAGGCAATGTTAAACAAAGCCAAAGTAGTAATTTTTTCATTATAAATTTTATTTTAGTAACTTAATGTATAGTTATAAATATGGTTTAAGTTTTTATCTTACTATTATTTTTTTCTTTTTCTTTTTTTATTTTTAAGTATATTATCTATAGAAATAACTACTCCTACAGTTAAAGCTCCATACATTCCTGCAGATATGTCATCACCATCAGTTTTTTGGTCTATAAAAATTTCTTTAAAAGCAGATAATGCTAAGGTAGTAGCCATTGAATACAAAACGGCTTTATCTTTATCTTGGGTTTCTTCAAAAATAAGATCATGAGCAATACTAGTTATTGCAACACCTCCGATATAATGGAGCATTTTATCTTCTTCAATAGTAAAATTGCCAATTTCTAATTGGGCAAATGAAAAAGTAGGAAGTAATAATAATAAAAGTAGGTTTTTCATTTTATGATAAATATAAAAAAAAGGAGCAAAAGCTCCTTTTAAATATTATCCATCACACGACACACAATCAGCCATTCGAGAACCTAAATCCCCTTTAATAACAGAATCTGTTCTTAAATAATAAAGTGTTTTAATCCCTAATTTCCAAGCTTCCATATGAACTTGATTTATCCATTTTGGGGAATCACTTGGGTCAAAACTTAAATTTAAGGATTGAGTTTGGTCAATATATCTTTGTCTAATAGCTGCTTGTCTAACTAGTTCTAATTGATTTATCTCAGGGAAAGTCAAAAATAATTCTTTTTCTTCTGGGGTTAAGACATGGTCTGGTAAGTTTTGAGTTGATCCATCTTCAGCTAACATTTGATCCCACCATTTATCTTTATCTTCTCCCCTTTTAGATAGAATAGATTGTAATACTTTATTTTTTCTAATAAAAGTACCTTTAGCCCCATTAAAAGTATAGATATTAGCGGGTAAAGGTTCAATCCCAGCACTAATACCCCCACAGATTACTGAATTAGAAACTGTTGGGGCAACTGCTAGTAAATGAGTATTTCTCATACCTGTTCCTTTACACCATAAGGGTTCTCCATATTCACGAGCTAAATCCATAGATGCTTTTTCAGCTTTACCTCTAATATCAGAAAAAATATTATGGGTGTGGGCTGTAGAGGCAATTGAATTAAATGGTAATCCTTTTTGTTGTAAAAATGAATGCCAACCCATTACACCTAAACCTAAAGCTCTACCTTTTCGTGCGTGAGCGTTTGTTCGTTTTAAAGATTCCCTACCCGATGATTTGTCAACAAATTCTTGCATTACACCATCTAAAAACCAAGTTGCTAATTCAACAGTATCTGTGTCTTTCCATTCATCATATTTGGCTAAATTCATAGAAGATAAACAACAAATAAAACTATGTTCTTCATCTGTAAATAAAGTAATTTCTGAACAAATATTTGTCATTGTTACTTCTAGATTATTTAATCTATAGGCAATAGGATTATCTTTATTTACATTATCCTTATACATGATATAAGGTTCTCCTGTTTCCATTCTTGATTTCAAAACAGTAGCCCATTTATTTAAAGCTTCAGGATCCCTTGCTTCTAATCTACGCATAAAATTATCCCCTACAACTACACATTGGTGTAAGTTTAAACATTGTCTATTAGGATCACCTTTAGGTCTACGGATTTGTAAAAATTCATCAATATCACCATGTTCAATATCTAAATTAACCGATGCTGCTCCTCTACGCACATTTCCTTGATTAGTAGCAATAATAGCTGAATCGTAGATTTTAGCCCATGGTACTACACCTTCACTTTTACCATTCCCTGTAATGCCTGTTCCACGTTCTCTAATACGAGATAAAGAAATACCTACACCACCACCAGAGGCGGTTAATTTCATTAGTTCTGCGTTAGTTAAACCAATTCCACGTATAGAATCAGGTGTATCAATACCAAAACAAGAAATAGGTAAACCACGATCAGTTCCCATGTTTGATAAAACAGGTGATGCTAAACCTAACCACCCATTCCACATTATTTTAAAGAACTTATTAGCTAGCTCTGGTTTTTTTAGTCTATTGGCCGAAGCATTTGCTACCCTTCTATAAGCAGTTTTTACTGTTTCCCCCGGGAGTAAATATCCTTTACTAATTGTTGCTAAAGATATTTCATCCATCCATTCAGGATACTGTTTACCTGCTTCCCAATTTGTATAATCTACTTGTAATGCGTTGTTTTCCATATTTTAAAATAATTCAGCAGCATCCCAATTTTGAACACCTTTACTATAATTTGTTACTCTATTTGCAAAAAAGTCTGTATGTTGTTTTCCAGCAGATAAGCTGTCAAACCATTTCATTCTTTGTACTGCTTCTTTATCTATTCCATTTACAATAGGACCATATCCTAAATCACTCATTTTTGTATTTACTCTATGTTTAATAAAAGATACTAAATCATATTTTGGGCATCCTTTTAAATCACCCATTTCATAAACTTTATCTATAAAATCTAATTCTAACTTTAATGATAATTGAGCTGCTTCTTCAATATCTTTTTTTAATTCTGGTGTATTAAATTCAGGATGTTCTTGTAATAAAGTTCTAAATAACCAACATCCAGCTTCTGAATGTAATGATTCATCTCTAATACTCCATTCTACTATTTGACCTACACCTTTAAGTTTATTATCTAATTTAAATGATAATAAAACAGCAAATGAAGAAAATAAATTAACTCCTTCTGTGAATGCAGAAAAAATAGCTAATGATTTAGCTCTTTCATGCCAATTAGGAGTACCATCATGAGAATCTCTTACTTCAGTTAATGCTTCAATTTTAGCCATTGTAGCTTCATCTTCTAAAAATTCACTAAAATCATCTAACCCTAATTCTTCATTTAATAAAGAATAAGCTTCCGCATGTATTGTTTCAAATGCCCCAAATGTAACTGCCATTTTAATTACTTCAGGTTTTCTAAACCATTTTGTTACTAAAGATGACCAATAATCATTTACTACAGTTTCTGTTTGAGCAAATCCTTTAAGAATAGACCCAATTATATTTTTTTCTGTTTCTGAAAGGTTTTGTTTCCAATCATTTACATCTGACATCATAGGTACTTCTGTGTGTAACCAATGTGCTTGTTGTTGTTTTAACCAATACTCTGATGCCTGAGGGTATTCGAATGGTTTATAAACCACTCTTTCCTGCAATAATGATGTTTTTGCCATTTATTTGTTTTTATTAAATTAATATTATTTTTCTAACTCGAAAAACTTCTTACGCAGTAACTGTTTATCAAAAGTATCTACATCAGTATCAAACTTATTAGAACGTGTGGTTGGGGCCATAGTTTCAGATTCATCCCCTTCAAAATATTCACTTTTTACTACAAAGTGACCTGTTGAAGTATCTGCTTCTACACCAAAGGTTATACCATCCATTCCATATCTGTTTTTCATTAAATGAAATCTACCTGTGTTATTAACTTTATCTTCCTTTTTACGTGAAAGAGACATGCAAAAATCAGTTATCATAATTTTATCATATGATCCTGCTGCCTTATCTCCTTGGATAACTTTATCCTGAGCACCTGCACGATTAACCTGTGAGACAGACCAAATTGGAATATCAAGTTGTCGGGCTAATCCTTTTGTGCTAGTATAAATATCATCAATTTCGTCCTTACGCTCACGATTTTTCTTTCTTGATGAAAGAAGATCAACATAATCGATAATTACTAAATCAGGGGTAACCCCCATACTTGTGCTTTTTGCAATATGTGACTCAATTGTTGAAACAGTTGCCTTACCTGTTGGAAATTCTTTAATAATAAGTTGACCTGGCAATTGAGGTATTATATCCTCAATTTTATCTCTATGTGAATCTACTTTATTAACAGGTATTTTTGTAAAAAAGGCGTCATATCGTTTCCCAACATATTCTTCACCTAATTCTAGAGTATAATGAAGAACATTATATCCTAATCTTACAGCATGTCCACCTAAAGCTACTAATGACCAAGATTTACCACCTCCTGGATTACCAAATATGAGACCAAAATCTCCATTTCCAAGTCCACCCTGTAATAAGGTATTAATTTTATCCCAGGGAGTTGGGACAGTTTCCCTTGAATTTTCTCTATACCTTGATTCAATATCTTTAATATATTCATGTCCTAAATTTTTATCTTGTCCTGATTTTAAAGCGTTATCAATTAAAAAACGAATACCATCAAAATCTCCTCCTTTAAGTAAATCAACGGAAGACATTAATGCTTTTTTTAATTGTTGGTTTTTGCAAAAATTAGTAAATTCTTCTTGAACATACTCTAAATCTTCATCTGAAGTAACATATGCTTCTTTAAGTTGTTCTTTAATAGATATTTGTAATACTTCATTATCTACTTTTTGCAATTCAACTTTTAAAATATCTAGTGATGGGGTAGTATGATACTTATCATAATATTTTAATATTTCTTTTATAGCCCACTTTTGTGCTGGGTTTTCGAAATATTCGTCAGAAATTATATCATGTATATTAACTAAAATCTCTTTATGAGTTAATAAAGATGATAAAACCTTTATTTGAAATTCGTGTCCGTATTGATTTATACTATTTAGTGTCAATCTTTATAACCTTTAAATTGTGAAAATATATCTTTTAACCATGTCTCTAAATTTCTAATCATCCCACCTAGTTTATCTTCATTATAAAATTGAATAAACATTTCAGGATTAAAATCAGGAAAATCTTCTATAATTAAATTATTTATATGTTTTTTTCCTTGATCATCAATCATTGGAACACTTAAATCCATAACTTTATAATTAGTTTCAATTCTATCTTGTTCCTGAACAATGCGTGAATATACAACGTGTTCTTTAAATTTCCTAGCAGATATATCAAAAATATCTTGAAGTGATAGTTTTTGGGTTTTTAACTCAGGGAATTTTTTAAATATTCCTTTAGCACCCAAACCTTTAATACCCTGAATATTATCTGAATTATCGCCTAATAATGTTTTATGTAAAATAAAATTTGAAGGTAATATCCCAATTTTTTCTTGTACTACTTTTGGGGTATAATATTCTTTCTCCATTGGTCTATACACAATAATTTTATCAGTTACTAGTTGTAAAAAATCTTTATCGCTAGATACTATAAAACAAGTTGAATTATGTTTTTCTACTAGTTTTTCAGCTAACACTGCTATAATATCATCTGCTTCAACTTTATCAAGTATAGTGGTTTTAACAGGTAATAACTTTAAATATTGAATTATACGTACAATTTGGTCAATTTTTGAATCATGTTCTTCTTCAATATTATCAAATGCTTCCCAATTAGTAATTCGTTGTAAATTTCTTGTCCCCTTGTATTCGGAGAGCAAGTTCTTTCGATTGATTGTAGAACCTGCTCCATCGAATACTACATAAACAGAGGTTGGATTTGTTTGTCTAATCATGGCACCTAAAGAACGGAAGAACCCACCTAATCCACCAATGTGAACTCCATCAGGATTAACCATATTCATCATAGCAAAGTTTCTAAAAAATAGATTTAAACCATCTAAAATTAGTACTCTATCATGTTTCTTTTGTACAGTCTCTTCCTGATCCTCCTGGACACTGTCCAGCAGACTAAATAATTCTTTATGTTTCATGTTTTACTTTCTATAAGTCTTCTGCGTCGTAAAGCACAGGTGTTGTATCTTCTTGGTCTTCTACAATTTTAAATTGTCCTCCTCCTAGAATTTTAGACCATTCATCTGCATGGTCTTTTTTATAAGCATTTTTATCCTTATCAGTATCTTCAATAAAACCATGGTTTGTCATAACAATTTTACCTCTTGATTGCATACCATTAACATGGTTTTTATCAATTTGTAAGTTTGTTCTTTTACCCCATTCTACCTGCATACCACCTTTAATTGCTTTGATTTTAGATGTTCCAGCATTTGAAATATTACCAAATGTAACTACAAATGTTGCATCATACCACATAGCCATTCCACCTTTATTCATCATTTTAGGTTGACCCATAGGTGATTCTGCTTTTGCTGTCCAAACTTTATTAACTGCAATTAGAGTATTAGTATAAGGTGATGATTCTTTACGGGACATTACAATACTTTGGTTTACTGTATTACCAAATTGAGTTGACATTGCTCCTGCATTCCACTCATTATTGTTTTTTAGTTTTTCAACTGACATTGCACAAGGGATAGATCCGATTGAATCCCAAAAGAATGCTAAATCATAAGGTAAGTTACCTTTTTTCTGCTCATTCTGTAAATCCATAATAAAGGCAGCTACATCTTCAATTGTATGTAAAGTCTCTCTATCAACATAGATAAAATTACCTTCATAATCTACAACATTCCCTTCATCATCCTTGATTAAATTTACTTGTAATCCCATTTGGGCTGCGTGTTCCCAATTCCATTTCATCTCAGTAATAATAAATACAGGTAAAATTCCCATATTTTGGGCTGAAACAGCTGCCTCTAGTAATGCCGTAGTTTTACCTGTGTCAGAATGTCCTCTAAGTAATGAAATATGTCCCATTGGTATTCCAGGGACACCAGCTACTTTTTGAAAAGCAGGTGATAATGGTATCCATTGTTGTTCCTTAAATTTGACGTTTTTATTTAAACCTTTAGATGATTTAAATTTATTAAGATCAAATTTGCTCTTAATCTCGGCGGACACTGCCGCCGAGAGAGACTTTGATACTTTTTTTGCCATACTTAGAAAGGAAGATCATCAGCATTATTACTGGATCCACCTGATTTTGTATCAAATAGAGAATCAAATTCATCTACTTTACTTTGTTTAGCTTTAGTAGTATCTAAACTAAAATTAGTAGTGGGTTTTTGTGCAACTGGGGCTGCAACAACTTCTTCTTCTTCTCCTTCTTCTGGTGATAACCATTGTTCTAATGCTGATTTCATTTCATCAAATGAATAACGTTTAAACAAACCATCTGTTGGGTTTGGTTGCTCGCTTGTCCATTTTTCTACTAATTCAGCATCTTCACTAAGGGGTGAAGTTTTTAATCTAACACGTACTGATGATTTATTATAAGGAGTACCAGTTGATTCTGGTCCTACTGTTTCTACTGTGATATCTCTACCACCAACAATATCGGTATAATCCCCAATTTCATCATCTACTGCAAGAGCAAGTAATTCTTCATATACTTGTTTTCCAAATTGCCATAGTCTAACACCTTTATCTTCTTCTCCACGTACTACAACGGGAACAAAAGTACGTGTTTTAGCGTCTAGCTTTTTAGCAAGTACATAATTTTCTTTATTATACTCACCTTCACGAAGTTTTTGAGCAAATAAAGCAATAGGGTCTTTATCACCAAAATTAAGTGGTGAAATCATAACCTTATTTGTTATACCATAATAGAATTTGAGTTCTGTAAATGGGTTTGAAGTATCGTACGCGGATGGTACAATCCTAATTTGTTGTTTACCTACTGTAGGTCTCCAAAAAATAGTTGAGTAATCGGTCTTTTGACCACCCTGTGGTTTTGATTGGAGGGTATCCAATTTCTGTTTAAGCTTTGATAAATCCATAAATGTAACTTATTTTTAATTATAACTGTTTATATGTAAATGTAATATACGAACTGTAGTTTAAGAAGCCAAATTATAGTTCAATAATTTTGTAAATTTTTGTGTTTAATTGGTTTAATTCGTTATGTTGTGTAAGTAAAACACAATTTCTATAATGTTGCCAATCTACTCTATATTTAGTGTCTACTACACCATCATTTAATTTTTTAATTAACTCATTTAAAGCATTAATAGTATATAAGGTATTAGATTCCTTTTTACGATGTACTAATATAGTATTTTCTGGGATTGATGATAAGTTGGTTTGATCTACATTGTAAGTAACTACGTATTCATTTTTTCCTACTATTTCTAGCACAAAAAGTTTATTATAAATTATATCATATTTTGATGTAATATTTTCTATAAGTGTGTCTAGTCCCTCTAAATTAGTGAAGGTACAAAATAATTTATTATTCAAGTCGCTTAAATTTTGAATGTTAGTTATAACGTCGTATTTCGCGTTATACGTATTAAGCGGTTTCTCCAAAGTTGTAATCATAACCTTCTATTTCTTTAATATTTAGTTTATATTTTTTGAAAATATCTCTTATTTTCTCTAATAATTCTGTTTCACCTTCATCCCAATCAAATAAAAACGAATCATAAGTATATAGTACTAGCTTCGTTTTGTATCCCCGTAATATACGAAAAATATCCCATAAAACCAACACATTAGTTGATGTTTCTAAATTTTGTAACACGTAATTAAATAACTTTTGTGGATTCATGTTATCCAAGTTTTCTTTTTTATAAACATACCCAGAAACCGGACATTCTATAAACCCGTCGCTTTGGAACTTATTCCAGTTATCTCCTACGTATTTTTCTATTTTCCGAAAGAACTCAAGGTGTTTGTAATTTTCGAAAACTCCCCCATAAAGCTGTTTAAAAGTAAGCTCTTTCGATTTTTTGTAATCCACTTTATATAGGGTAGCAAAATGAGCGTGAATATCACTAGTGGTAAAGCTATAGTTAATGAGACGAGCAGCCAAACTAGGATGGTAAGCAGAAATATCAATCTCCACAAGTTTGCTATTACGAGGAATAAAACTTTTCCTACATCCGTTTTCTTTGTTGAGTGCGGCATAATTTACATTTTTAAATTTATTACTAGGTCTAGTAGTTGTTGTTTTTAAGTTGAACTGAGTGTATGTGTATTCACCATC